GATTTAATGGCGCCATCAATCAATCCCAATCTACTAGCTGCCAAGTGAAACACAAACTCTGGGAATTCCAAACCATCAATAAAAGATCGTCTAACCAATCCTCTTGATGCACCCCTGTCGTCATTCTGGTGGAAATAGGATAGAGTTCTTTTGTTATACTTCTTGGGCATCAACTTGCCCTCAAAAGCCTGTGGTCCTAAACCTCCGGACATTTGACCAGTGTTTGAACTGTCACCCTTAGATCCAGAAGAACTCATAATTTGGAACTTGTTGTCTGGAGCAAGATTGTTAATAACTAATTTGTTGACCTGGTCACGCACTTCACCAATCTCAGCACACAACTTCATTTCATATACACTCTGTTCCATAATATCAGGGGTATTTTCCATTTCGGTAATCATGTGCTCAACTTTGAGTTCTTTGGTGTTATAAACCTTGTCAATTTCTTCAACAATGTTAGGTGGAATGTATGCATCACCAATACCAACAGTAAAACCATTGTAGAGATTAAAGTTATTGATCAATCGCTGTGTGTTATCAATAAAGTTTTTAGTTTCTGTCACACCATAACCATCCCAAATAAGTTGAATCAAATTGTTCTTCTTCTTGGAACCCAGGTATTCCTTTGTTAACTGTCCCTCAATGATTTTACCATTCTTGATTTTCATATTGGCTCTATCAACATTGACACCAGATGGAACAATCAATGAATATAATTCCTGACCACTGTATGCCTGATTCTTTTTGAAACTGGAGAAGTCCTCAATGCTGGTATATGACATCAAATTCATTGCATTTCTCCAATCAATTCTAACAGTTGGAGCAGTTAAGTTATAAGCACCTAATAGACCATCTTGCACAATACCAATAATAGTTTTTGAAGTGGTTGGTGTAATCAATTGTCTTTCAACACCTGCAATTTCTTCTAATTCTATTTGTGTTTGCAAAGATTGTGCCAAGAATATGTTCATTTCATCACCATCGAAATCTGCATTATAAGGTGTAGTAATAGCAACAGACAATCTATAAGTTAATAAGTTAGGATCATTAATAACTTTAATTCTGTGACCCATCATACTTTGTTTGTGCAAAGTGGGCTGACGGTTAAGAAGAACAATGTCACCATCTTTCAAATGACGCTCAACAATATCACCGTATTTCAATTCCACTTTTTCCCTCTTAAATCGCAAATCAATGGGCATAACACGGCGCCCTGATGCACCATTGCTAACAGGAAACACCCAGTTGGCACCAGGATATTGATCTCTGCCTCTTCTAACAAGTTCAGTTAGATTATCAATATTGTATTTGGTAACAACTTCTGGAAATGTCAAATTCATTGCAATCTTAACAGGTACGCCTAATTGATTGTTTTCAATGGTGGGATCTGATGTAATAACAGTACGGGCTGTGAAATCACCACGTTTGCCCATCAAATTACCTCTAATGCGGCCCTCCTTTGTCTTGATACGTTCTGAAACAGACTTTAATGGTTTACCCTTTTGTTCAGATTTGGGCAAACTTAATGAATCATTGTCAAAATAAGTTGCCACATGGTATTGTAACAAATGAGTATGATCTGCATTGTACTTTGAACCGGCTTCATTTTGATTTTCTTTGTTTTTGATGATGCGCAAGTTTGCCTTGACAATGTCAGCAAGTTTGTGTGTCAAATCATCTTCCATAGTTGAACCACCCATGAAATCACCTTTGGTAGATGGTCTCATTTGCACAGGAGGGACAGGAAAGATTTTATGAATCATATCCTCTGGTCTAGATCTCTTTGGATCCATTCCCAAAATGACACAATCTTCATCACTAATATTTTTAAGAATATCATAGATAATATCAGGTGTTAACTTTTGCTTCAATTTCTTTTTACCCTCAACACCATTTTCATCCTTGCTAGCCTCAAGATCAGTTTCGGCAATAACATTAATTGTGGGTGATGATTTCTTTTGATCAATTTTGATTTTTGGAATAGGAGTGCCACAACCATAATCAGGTTTTTGACAATGTGTAATATTTTTAGATAGAGCTTTCATATATGCAAGTCTTTCTTTGCCATTCTTTGTTCTTAAAAGTTCTTTGATTTCATCTTCATTCTTGTAAACAATTAACTTTGAACATCTAGGACAAATACATGACATAATTCTGTGCAAATATGGCAAATATCCAATGTGAAAAACATAATCAGCTAAATCAATATGACCAAAATGACCCGGACAGTAAATTGTACTTAATCCACATGTTACACATTCGGAATCATTTCCAATAGTTCCCAATCGAGGATCTATCAGACCACCCTTCTTAGGTTCAGAATTATCATATAAATCAGGAATGTCAATACCGGCTGCATTACCAATTGTTGATATAGCCTTGATTTCGCTGCTACCCCATATGTCAAATTCCACACGGTCTATTTGACTGACGTAGCCATCGTAAAAGTCTAAAATAGTATTCATTATAGCTGTATTGATATATTATGTTTAAATAAATTATTTTAGGCGAATGAATTTTATTCAATTTTTTATGCTCTCATTTTTGTCAAAAAATGGGAGGATAAAAAATTGCTGGCGAAACAAAGTTGAGAATGTCAGCTTTTATGCTCTCATTTTTGCCAAAAAATGGGAGGATAAAAAATTGCTGGCGAAACAAAGTTGAGAATGTCAGCTATTTTGTAATAAAATAAAAATAGTCTAATAATAAACAATATGTTGTTCTATACACTTTATTATTATTGATTAAATTTTGTATCATTCATCAATACAACCAAAATGCAGGGGACAATAAATCATATTTAATCCACATGTTGTGCATGTCATACATTCAGAATAATTAGGAATGGCTTTTGGTCCAAATCTATCCATTAGACCACCTTTTTTTGGTTCCAAATCATTGTATATGTTGTCAAGAATAATGGTTTCTGAGTTGTCTTTTTTTGGTTCCAAATTATCCATAATCATCAATATGGAATTACATATGTTTTTACTTAGATGAACTGTTATATCATTTATAATAACCTCATGCACATCAAAATTTTTATAATAAGTAATTTTCATAGATTTATCTATATGATCAATATTATTTATTTTAAATATATCTCCAAGAGTAATGTCAACATTATACCTAATAAAATTTTTCATCATTGATAAAATATCAATTGTACCAATGGAAATACTTTCCAATATCACAACATTATCCAATATTATTTTAGGATATGTGTGATGATGCTTTGATATTTTTGATAGGATTTGTTTAATATCATACAAATTACAACATATTATAGTTTTGTAGTGTCTAACTGGAGAATTATAGTGAATAAATAATCTTGTATACTTTTGTGAGAATAATTTGATACCAAACCAATAATTAAAATATGTTCTTAGAATTACATTTTTATTGGTAGTCACATCTATTGCTTTTTTGATGGGAAATATAGTGTTGAATAGTTTGACAATTGGATGAACAATTAAATTAACAATATAGGTAAAAAATGGATGCACTAGTAATGCTTTTAACATAAGTTGCAATACATAAAAATTTCTTATTGCATGGATCATATTGTACATACATGATTTAATATGAATATTGTGTTAAAAATTTGATTTTTCATTTTTTAATTAAATATTTGACCTAAATACACAGAAACAAGATAGAACATATGCCTCGTCCTAAAAAATCTATAAAAAAAATACAGCCTGATGTGGATGATTATAAAGATGATGATTTTGTGGATGAACAAACTTACAAATATATAAAAACACTAAAAGCAAAAAAAACATCAGATCCAATGAAATTATATCATGAGACAATGGAATGGATTGAACAATTCAAGGAATCAGATGATGAGGGAGAAAAGAAAGCACCACCCAAAATCATTAAGGGGATGCCATGGGTTGAAAGATTTAGACCGCGAACCCTGGATGACATTATTTCACACAGACAAACAGTAAGAACATTGAAAGAATTTATTAAGAAGAAACAATTGCCACATTTATTATTGTATGGACCACCTGGCACAGGTAAAACATCAATAGTGATGGCATGTGCAAGAGAAATATATGGATCAAACTATTCACTGATGGTATTAGAAATCAATGCATCAGAAGAAAGAGGTATTGAAACTGTTAGAAACAAGATAAAAGATTTTATCATGACAAAAGGTGTATTTCTTGATAAAGATACAAGTGCATATAAATTGGTCATATTAGATGAAGCAGATGCAATGACACCTGATGCCCAGGCCATGTTAAGAAGTGTAATTGAGAGACATACTATAAATGTAAGATTTTGTATCATATGTAATTTTATAAAAAAAATAAATCCTGCAATTCAATCACGATGTACAACATTTAAATTTTCTCCATTGGCACCTGCAGATATATCCAATAGATTGAGGGAAATTTGTACAGAAATGAATGTTAAAATAACAGTTGATGGAATTGACACAATAGTTAAAATTGCCAGAGGTGATATGAGAAAAGTAGTTAATATTTTACAATCAACAAGTATGGTTTATCCACTTGTCAACAGTGTTAATGTGGCAACATGTATTGGATATCCGGCAACACATGATATGATCAGCATATTTGATCTTTTGATCAGTGCAAATGTCAGTACTGCATATGAAAAAATAAACAGTATAATAACAGAAAATGGATATGGATTAATAGATATTGTTACAGAATTGACAGATATGACAACAAAAATGTTTCTAGAAGGAACAAATGAAATGAATCAACATAAATTTAGTTTGATAGTGACAAGATTAAAAGATATTGAAATAAATTTGACACTTTGCCCAAATGATGGAATACAGCTTGCTGGCATAATTGGACTATTTAAACTTGCATATACAAGTAAATAAAAAATTGATGAACCAACAGAAAATATATAAATACAACTCGATAGTATCAATCATTAATGTACAAGATAAGAGGAAAAACAACAAAACATGTGCCATCTGCACATGATGCCAATAAAAATAATGTGCCTAAATATACCAATAAATTTGATGTGTTAAATTCAGATAGTGAGCCTGATCCAGATAGTCAACCAGTTGCTGAATCAGTTGTTGAACCAGTGGTGAAAGAGAGATTTGCAGATTTGCCAGAACATGTCAAGCCAACAGAAAGACCATTTAGAAAACACTATAAGCCAAAAGATGAAGCTGATTGGGATGCACCAAAACGCAAAGAAAAACAATATTATGATTTTGTTCCAAAGGTTATTGTTGCCGATGATGAAAAAGATGATGATGTAGATGATCCAAAGGGCAATAAAATGTTCTTGGCATCAAGATGGAAAGTGTGGACACACAGATCAGATTCTTTGGTTTGGGATGAAGCAAGTTATGTCAACATCTTCACTATTGATAGTATAGGGACCATGTGGCGTTTTCTCAATAACTTTTATTTACTTGATAAACATGCAAATCAGATTTTCATCATGAGAAATCAGATTAAACCAATGTGGGAACACAATGAGAATAGATGTGGCGGTATATGTTCAATTAAACTTGATTGTTATTCCAGACAGGGCAAAATGGACATTGGTTCAGAGGTCATGATGTGTTTATGTTTGTTAATAATGAATGAGACATTAATACCAAGTGGTGGTGAGATCAATGGTATTTCATATTCAATTAAGAACAAATGTGTTTTAATAAAGATATGGTATAAGGATTATAAATCAAATATTACTGATAAGTTACCCATTAGTTTTTTCAACAAACTGGATATGATAATGAGAAACACTATTAAGTCATCTTATGGTGGTAAGAAGAATGAAAAAATGATTAGTATTCAATGCAAACCAATTAAGCCAGAGTTTGAATTACAGTAAACCAGTTTTCTCCATAGTCAGACTGAAATTTTTTTATTAGTGAAATGTCTTTGAGTTTTGTATTTAGTATCTGTATGACAAAATTATAAGCAGTAGTATATTCAAAACCATTTTTCCGCATTTGAAACAATGCTTCTTTGTATTGTTTCAAATGTGAATCCAATGATTCTATATTTTTTGTAAATTCTTTTAATGACAAAAATGATTTCAAAAATTCATGTTTATCAAATTGTTCTGCAGTAGAAATAATGTATTCTTGAAATTGTTCAATGTGTAATTTTTCTTCTGCTGAAAGATCAATGTCATCAATTTTACTATCTAATAGAAGTTGTTGTAAATCAAAATATGGTTTTGTTATATACATTTTCTTTGGATCAATATTTTTATTAAGATGACATTGAATAGCATGTAAATAATCAGGTCTTTTTAATTTGGCAATAGGAAAACACATTGACTCAATATATGCATATGCCACAAGACCTTCCGGATTGTCCCCATAAATTGTAGTCTTACTGCACATGTCACTAAATGCATTATTTTTAATTAGTTCATAATTTGATGCATCAAATGGCCATATGTCATAAGAATATGTGGAAAAGAAATGGGGGATTCCATCAGTATCTATTGTGACAATTGGTAACAGTTTTCCAGCAGGATTATCAAAAGTATATTTTGTTTCAATAACATTAAAAGGTGATAATAATTCACATATTACACTTGTTCCAATATTTTTAAATAAATAAGATAGTATGTCAGGATGTGATTTTTGAAGAATACCATATACAACATCATAATAAGATTGACTTGTGTTATGAATATTGTTTTTTCCAATACAACCCAAAGTGTAAATATGTAAGGTGTTAGTAGAATCAACAAAACATTGAATATTTGTACCATCAAACTTGGGCATGTATAAAAATTTGTATCCATCCAATTCCATTTTTTTTAAATAATCATCAAATGAACACTTAAGATATGTACTAAATTGATGACAACTAAAAAATTTATTAAGATTAAAAAATGGTTGTATGGTATCAGCTGATTTTATAAATGTTGAACCTCTACATGCATATTGCCAATCTTTATAAAATTTACAATGATCTTCATATTTTAGCTTTATTATATTTTCATGTGCAATATACTTAATGTCACCAGTTTTTCCACAAATATTTTTTTTACCTTTTGGAAGTTTTTTTAAAAGATTATCCTGTTGACTTTTATAAGTTTTGTAAAATTCAGTATGCATTAGTCCACAATATTTTAAATTGCAAAATTTGACATACTGGACTATACTAAATCAATTTTTATTTTAACAGCATATTGATAAATGTGTTGTTAAAAAGTAAATAAACTAATTTATTGATCTTTGGGGAAGCTCATCATAACAACAAGCAGAACCATGTAAACCACTGCATGTAATAATAATCCCTTTAATTCTGGGCATCCATTTGGTGCTAATCCAGTGAGTCTGTAAGCATCTGTGCCAGCAAGAACTAAGAATAAGAGTGTTCCATAGAATGCATATTTGAGCATCAATTCAGTTGATAATTTATCACTGCAAGTGAATTTCATAATGAGGAACTTAACAAGGAGAAACACTGCTGCATGTAAAAATAAGCCAACTGTTGTGGGGCAACCATTGAAAGATGTAGGTAAAACACGTGCAGTCAATGAATAAACATAAGGAGAGCTTAAAACTACAAAAAGTAGCGCACTAATGCTAGACCACATAACTTTTGACCCAAGAGTCACTTCACCAGCCTTTACAATATCGGTTGTCATTCTTATATACGATAGATGCCTATTTTTTTATTTTTTGAATAGAAATATATTTTTTTATATATTCTTATTTTTTGAGAACAACTTTCTTAGTTTCTTCATAAAATTTATCATCTTCCTCATCATAATCATTACCCTTCTTGATTGCTTTTTCATCAACTGGAGTTAGACCTATCAACATCTTGCCCAAAGTAGCCACAGTGTAATGAATAAAAATAGGATAATCATTTCTCAAATACAGCTGCATTTCTGAACACAAGTTGACACATTTACCAAATGTAACCAAATATCGTAATTCATAAATTGCTTGCACGATAACTGGTTTTTTGGTATTTGTATTAAGACAAATGATTCTAACACATTTATCAGAATTATCAAATGATTTAGTGAATGAGTTATTATCTCCCTGACATGTGAATTTCAGTTCTTTACCTGTGCATGTTATTTCAACATAATCAGAAAATTGATGCATCTCACGACATAATCTATGAAAATCAGCAGTATCCATTGTAACCAAAATCTCAAAATTGGTTTGTTTGGGTAATTTCTTGTTTACATCATCAAGGTCCATTAATTTTTGTTTATATTTACCGGTTGATGGCTTAACATCATTCTTTGTTTGAAATACCATATTTTGTTCATCATCTTTATCAACATACATTGTTAAAATGCTGTCTCTGTCAATAGTTTTTAAAAATTTGTGTAATTCAACAAGATCTAAACCAACACTATATTCAGGATATTTGACATAAAATTCTACAAATTGACTTGCATTTAACTTAACATAAATTAGCAATGTCTGATGTTCATCTAATTCCAAAATTTTTATACCTCCTATGGATTGTTTCTTTTCTGTCTCACTGGTTTTCTTTTTGTCTTTTTCATCATCACTATCACTTTCTGAATCATCCTTATTTTTCTTATTCTTTTT